AGCAAGTATAGCTGAAGCTTGCTTCCAAACATCATTCCCATATCCTTTTAGTGCCAGCCCTCGGCCCATGCTTTAATTCGTTCCCTCATTATATAAAGTCCGAACAATACTGTGATGCCAGCAAACGCTAGTATGATGTACTGGCTTGTCTCATTCATTCCCGTGAGTGATGTCACCGCTGTACCAGCGGATGCAGCTATGGTTGCAGCACTAGCCTTGACTGTCTTCGATTGTCTTGGCTTGGTACGCTCTGGCTTCTTGGCTGTAGCCTCTGAGAGTTTCATACCTGACAGCCACTTCTGTACTCTAAATCCAGGACAAGCCTTTGTAGAAATACGATTGTGACCAATCACATTCTCGTTCTTGATACTGTACTGATCTTGTAGCTTGCGAATTAAATCGTAAGCCGCTGCTAATTGTAGTGGTGTGAAGTGATCTGTTGCTAGATCATCAGCGTCACTACCAAAGCCACCGAACAATGCGATGCCAATACTATCAGAGTTATGTCCCTTGGCATGTGCGCCTGACTTCTCTACTGGCCTACCTTGGGCAACCTCTCCACCTCTACCAATGAGATAATGGTATCCGATTGACGACCAATTACGAGGTGGTGTTGTATGCCACTTCTCAACTTCTTTGACTTGTTCGTTAAGTGTTTTGTTTTCCCACCAATCAGGACGGGTTGCCGTGCAGTGGACAATGATCTGGTTAATCTTTCTCATAACATAAAAGCCTTTCTAATAGTTTGCGTTTGCTCTTCTTCAGTAAAACGATCAGGCTTTATTTTAAGAGTTCTTCCCACCGTGTCGTCCCTTCTAAACGCAACGCAAAGTTTTTTGTCCAAGGCTACAAGGATGTAGATGCCATCATAGATGTTTCGATTGGGTCCGAACTGAAAAGAATATCGGGCTGGCCTAGCCTTGACGCCATGCACCATTGCTTTTGAACAAGCCTTAACTTGTACCCGAACCATGCCACGGTTAGGAGTATCGCACCACAAGTCGTCGTGTGGTAAGTCAACGTGGGTAGTGCGTATTCCATGACGTTCTAATATAAAGGCTGCGTAAAATTCACCCGCACGACCAATAAAGATTTGGTCTGTTCGTGTCATTACTTTCTTAGTAGTGTTTCTAAATGACTGATGGTTGCTTGTGCTGTTGCAAGTTCGCTCCGAAGCTTACCCATTTCTTTAAGTAAGTCTTCCTTGTCCTTGGTGTAGATGTCGAGCTTGTTAGCAAGTCGATCTACTTGATCCTTCAAAGTATTCTGATACTCAGTTGCAGCTTCCCTCTTTGTCTTCTCCTTCATGGTGACAAATGACCAGAACCCAGCCGATCCAATCAAGGCTATGATAACTGTTATTAAACTTTCTATACCCATCATGTCCCCATTTCTTTTCCATTGTGCGGAGCTTCAAGCGTAGCACTCACACCTTTGTTCATCGGCACACATTCAATACTCATTCTGTAGTATTCATTGTTCTCTATCTTTGACCAGTTAGGTTGTGCCGCGATGAACATACATTGCTCCAATGTCATTGGTGTATTGTATATGTACTGATTGCCGATGTACTCCCACTCCACACCTGTGTTTCCCCAAATAGAAAAGACCAATACAAAGAATGACATTAGATTTTCCCCATGAATTTTGCGATGAAATATATTCCAGTGAGGACGACAGCCACAGCTAACAAAACACCAGCAACCATGCTGACTGCTTCAATCCTCTCTTGTCTTTCTTTCTCTAACTGTTTCTGTCTAGCCTTACGCATTTTCCTTGCTTCATTTTGCCAATCCAGCCACCTCTGCCAAGTTCCAGGTTTTGCATACAAGCGACAAAAGGATTCTAATTCTCTGCGCTTTTCTTTAATATCCTCAAGCTGTTGGAAGCATTCCCAATCACCCTCTTCACCACCAGTAATAGCTGTCAAAGGGGAAGTTCGTTTCTTCCTTACCTGTTCTTTAAGTTGGTCTTCAGCCGTAAGAAATTTTCCGACATGGCTAACCATATCTTTAACTTCCCTAGAATTTTCTAGGGCTTTTTTTATAATTGCAAATGAGGCATTCGCCGCCATGACTGCTTCTAGAATAGCTATTGTCTTTGCTCCAACGATAATAATTTGTAGGAGTAAAGTGAGAGTAAAGTTTTTTTTATACTACGAATAAGTGAGGGACTTGTCGTCCTTACAACTTCATTCTTTCACGTAAGAATGCCTCGTACATTTTCGAGAATGTAGATAGTCGAAGGAAGACAACACTATCCTCTGTGCTTTCCCTGTTACGGCGAGTAACAACTATGGGGATTTGGTCTGTCTTCTTACCGTGCGCGTTTCTTTCTGATTGTGCAAGAGCTTCCCGCCACGCCAGCTTCTCGACCCTCTTGGCTTCCACAAATATTTCGGGTGTTCCGAGTAGGTCTGCGTCACCGTAGCCCATCCCATGTTTACCCCCGCCACTAAGGGGAGTGCGTTCACACCTTTGTTCTTTGTAGACATTGGTGTTCAACCAAGCTGCAAGTTCTCGCTCGTAGCCATCGCCTTTTCTTTTTTGTCTGGACATAGTTCCATCCTTGGTAAGCTTATAGTAATGTTTCTTTTACAAGGCATGTGCTTATCAGCGTCACGTTCTCTGTCGTGACAAGCGTTACATTTAAACTGCATTCGAGGGCGCGACTTATTGCAACCACATATAATGCATGGACGTGACCACCGTAGAGGTGAAGCACGTCTTTGATATTTTGCGCCGTGAACTACTTCAAGTTCGAGGCGAACCAATGCGCGTCGAACCGTTTCTATACAACACCCGATACGTGCAGCCATTTGTTTATGGGTGTGAAGTTTATGATTTAATTTTAACCACTGCTCTATGTCGGGAGTAATCGGTGACTTCCTAGCCATTACCCATCCCTGTTATTTTTAATGTAACGTATATAACACTACACAACTTTCGTGTAAATAGTTACACAACTAGGGTTGACTTTTTAGCGAACACCGTTAAACTCGCTGACGAGTAGACGACGTGGGAAGCCGCGCTGTTGGCGCGGCAGACAAGACGGGTAGAAGGATACGCGAGTTTACTTTCTATATCCAAAATTTTTATTGAATATTTGCAATATATTTTGAGACTTCTTTGGAAGTTGCTGGACGAACCCATTCATTTATTATGCTAACATGAACGTTTAAATTGTCTGCAATTTCCTGATTTGAAATGGGTGGAAGCACTGTCCCTTCACTGTCTCTTCTCGGTCTAGATAACTCCATTGCTCTTTGTTTGGTTGTCTTAACAGACACACATCTAAATGTTTCTCGCTCATGGTCGATAGCATAGCCTACATAACTTAGGTCTTCTAAACTTTCGTCGGCTTCTCTATTCTTAACAAACCGAACTTCAAGCTTGACTGCCATCTTTTCTCCCTGACGTAACGCGGCTGGCATGTCTAGTCGATGGAGCAATGGAGTCTCTATGTCGGCTGACCACAATCCAGCTTTCGATCTGGCTTTGTCTTGGTCGTCATAGACTTGTGTTACCTTGATACCAAATTCCAAATTGGTGAGAGCGTTGGTTGATCCAGCATATGATCCTGACGCACCATCGCCTTGAGGTTTGTTTGCATGGTGAACAAGAACAACAGAGATACCAGCGTTACGCAAGGTCAAGATCAAAGAGTTTATCTCTGACCATTCCCTTCCTTCGTTCTCAGACAATCCAACAAATGCAGTCCTTACAGTATCAATACAAACGATGTGGGGCTTGGTCTGGTTAATTAAATCTTGAAGGACACTTATGCCTTTGTCAGTCTTGAGGTTCATATCCATATGCTGAAACGGAGCGAACATCATAAACCTATCACCAGCATCCCCATAAGTATTCTTCGCTTGCTTCAAAAACTTTAGAACATTTCGCTTGCCGTTCTCAAGATCAAGATAAAGAACACGCGGCTTGTCAGTGAGGATGAAGGGACCGTAGTTCATCTTGCCGACACATGCTGCATACAACATGTTTCGAGCGAACATAGATTTACCGTGACCGCTGTAACCAAAGATCATAGTAAGACTTGCATCATTCGAGGGGATGATTGGATCGACAAACCAAGTTTGCTCACCGATAGTCTTTGCAAGATCATCAATTGACGCTGTAGTAATAGGGTCAAACTTGGTAGGTTCTTTTGGTTCTGGCTTGTACTGTTCTTCTATTTCTTCCTTGCGTCCAAGATCACGCATAATACCTTTGACCTTGGTATCAGGAAAAGGATCTTTCATAAACGTATCACACCAAAGCATTGCTTGATCGAATACTTCTTGACCACTAAGTTCTAGCGCAATCAAATGTCCGACCCAACTTACGATGCGGTTATGGCAAGTGTCCCCAGCGTCTAGCTTTCTCCCTTCTCTATCGACAAATGATTGAGCCTCTTCCCACGCATTCGTTTTAAGCTTGACCTCATTTAGATTTATTTCTTCATAACGAGAGTGGGTGTGTATAGGGACAACGTTAGCACCACCAGCAAGAGGACCGTTATATCTTGGTAAATCAGTAGGGTCACAATCAGGTAGAGGTGCAAACGTTTTATCTAATGAAGGTGGCGCAAGGACGTATGACGCTTCAGCTTGAAGGTCGATCTTATCATGGAGCTTACCCTTTTGAATGCGACTTTCATTATAGAAGTAAAAGTGGAAACCCTTTCTTGTCTTTACTCTGTAAGGTGTTCTATCCCACCCCTTTTGTTTAGCCAGATCTGTTGCTTGCTCGTCGTCTGTATCGACAACAACAAGCTTACTTATCGTGCCACAAATAACAGCTATGTCATGGTCAGTGTTTTCAAACCAACTGTATAGTTCATCCTCTGTCGGATGCCTATGTTGATATTCTTTCCATGCAATCGCTGGGACTTTCTGTCCCTTCTTGATTGGTATGACTGACCAACCTCTGTCTAAATATTCAAGTGCTGCTTCCAGTATTTGTTGCGCCATGATTGTCCTCTAATTCAAAGTAATCGTTAATATCTAACTCAGGGTTAGCTTCTTTAATTTTTGATAAGTGATGTGAACCAATGAACGCTCGACGCACCCAACCGTAAGGGACTGTACGACCAATGCTTATTTGCTTTGCAACCGTACTAGCACCCCCCAAGTCATTCAGTAATTTTTGAATGTTAAAGTGCATAAATTATTCCTATTGTATTGGTGTAACGGTTGTGTTACTAACACGTCTAACACGTCTTACGCAATGGTTAAAATTATGAACACTGAAAATAGTTACGAGAACATACCTCTTCATAAAAAGTCTCGGCAAGAAAGATTAGATCAGTACGCATCTGACTATAGAACAAACCAACTAGAACTAGAGAGAATAAAAGTAACACTAGAATATTTGCGTGAGCAAATACTAGCAGAGTTTACTGAAGACGATTGCGAAATAGAAATTCCTTTTGAAGACGAAGGACGATTAAAAATAACCACGCCAATCAAATACGATTGGGACAAGTCAATGCTAACAGAAATGTTTAGCGAAGGTAACTTGCCCGAATGTATCAGTACAAATTTTACAGTTTCCAAACGTCTTTTCGATGCCGCAGACGTTACGGTTAAATCACAACTCAGTAAGGCTCTTACTATTAAACGCGGCACGACCACTGTGAAAGTAATGAAAACATGAAAATTAAACCTTTTACTACAAGTGATGTAAACAACCTTCACTTAAACGTTTTGATCTATGGTCATGCGGGTGCTGGTAAGACAACAGCACTTGGACATTTTGAAGACACATTTGGCAAGGGTCTGATCCTCTCAGGTGAAGGTGGACTAGCTTCCGTTGCAGATAGAAATATTGACTACCTTCCGTTCTATAGCTTTGACCATCCAGTAGATCAGTCCAAACATCCAGGGGGTTACAGTTTCAAAGACCTTATGGGTTATGTAACTTCAGACGAATTTAAAAATGCTGGTTACAAATGGATTGCGATTGATAGCTTTACAGAATTAAGTCGTCGCGCTTTTACTGAAGCCACACTTGATAATGACAATCCAAAAGACGGGTTCAAGAAATACGAGTTGTATACTCAAAAGATTGACCCGATGATCAATGACCTTCGTGACCTACCTATCCATGTGGTTTGCACCGCCCTTGCGACGGAGAGTAAAGATGAAAATGGCATGGCAAACTATTGGCCTATGCTTCATCAAAAGTCTAAAGTGGAAGCTTTTTGTGGAACCTTTGACGTAGTGGCAGCACTTATCAATAAATCTGAGACAGTGAAAAATGCTGAAGGTAAATCAAAAATTAAAATGTCCCGCTACACACTGACAGGAAATATATCGGGATGGCATGGCAAAACAAGAGATTGCCACAACCGCATTCGAGTTGCAGAGGAAGGTACGAATGTAGCGTCACTGGTTCAGAGATTGGTGATGAACAATGAAGAATTTGAAAACACAAAGAGACAAGGAAAAGCAGCATGAGTTATTTAGATTTAGATTTATCAAACGTTAAAGTTTCCGAAGCACCAAGGTCTAGCTTACTAGATCGTGGGGAACACGAGGTTATGATCGAAGGGGCGAGAGTAACAAAAACATCCAAGGGGCATGACCAGCTTGAAGTTAATTATAAGAATGATAAAGGCTCTCGCAAACAATGGATATTGTTTGGGCATGATAACGTAATAACAAAAGATATTGCCCTTCAAGAACTAAAGTCTCTTCTTAACGCTATAGGTTATCAGGGTAGTAACCCACCCGACGTTGGCTATTACACTGGTAAACCAGTTAAGATTAATATTTGGAAGGGAAAGAAGGACACACAATTGAGTGTAAAGAGTACAGAAAAATCAGCCAACTTGAACGAGGTAACATCATCAGACTTTAGTGGTTCTGAACTGGACGACGAAATTCCATTTGGATGAACCACCCTGTTGACCCTAAAGCTCTTGAAATAATAGAGGCGATAGACGCTGGATTTACTGAGGCAGTAAAACAGCGGAAAGAAGAAGTCCGTTGTTATATCGGGGCTTCTAGTGGTCACGATTGCGTGGCACGTCTTCAGCTATCGTTAAGGGGTTTTCCGAATGACGGTGTTGATCCACAGCTTCAACGTATATTTCGGGAAGGGCATAGACTTGAAGACCAAATAGTGCGTGACCTTAAAAAAATGGCCGACCG